CGGTCTTGTATACTAAATCAGGTACAGTCAATGCAATCAACGCTGCTGCTCGTGTCAAGAAGTTGCTTCAACTTGTAACGGGCGCAGTGTATGACGAAGACGGTGTGGTCCAGTTTGTACACCAAGAAAGATACGACATTGTTATGACACTTGTCGGACAACGGGCCCACAGCCTCGTAGCATTCAACTGGAAACACGAACGCGATGCACTAGTAGAACTAGCTAACAAAGAAGGCATTTCGTACGAGGTTATAGATGGTTCGGTACCTGCTGAACGAAGAAAAGATATAGTATCTAGATACCAAGCTGGGCATTTCAAAGTCCTGTTCTGTCACCCACAGTCAGCCGGCCACGGTCTTACACTGACAAAAGCTAACACAATCATATGGTGTTCACCTACATATAACGCTGAGCACTACCAACAATTCAATCAGCGTATATACAGAGCAGGTCAAACACAAAAGACTGAGACAATTTTGATCCAAGCGAGAGGCACTTGGGAACCTGAGGTATACAAAAAACTCAATACCAAGTTAGGCCGTATGGAAAACTTATTACATATCTTAAAGGAGGTATCATGAAAAAACTAAACGATTTACTTGTAGAAGTGGCAAAGATAAGAGGCGAAATAAAAACTGTGCAAGCAGAAGAGAAGTCTCTTAAAAGCCAACAACGCGAGTTAGAAAGTCAAATATCTATTAGAATGCAAGAGCAAGGGCTCGATAAAATTTCTAATGATGTTTGTACAATCTCACTTAAAAATGAGATTGTGCCTACTGTAGAAGATTGGGATCAGCTACACGAGCACATAACAGACACTGGTCAGTTTGAGCTCTTGCAAAAGCGTGTATCCGCAACCGCCTACAGAGAACTTATAGCAGCTGGTATGGACGTACCAGGTGTTAAAAGTACGGAGTTGACCAGAATTAATTTCAGGTCAACGTAATATAAATATTAGATTAAAAAAGGAGAAGCTTCAATATGTCTAATGATATTAGTATAGTAACGAGTGAGGTGCCAGCTCACGTTAAAAAAGGCAGTAATCTCGGTAATGAGAATGTTACCGCAGAGCACTTATCTACCCCTCGTATAAAACAACTGCAACAGTTGTCTAACGAGATAGATGAGAACCACAGTGAACACATTGAGGGCGTCAAGGTTGGCGACTTCATCAACACTGTAACCAAAGAAAACTACGGACAAGAGTTGTACGTAGTCAACACTCACTTCAAAGAAGAGTTTGTCGTATGGAGACAGCTTGAGAAAGGTGGTGGTCTTATAGGTACTTTCAACTCTAACGCAGAAGCATTAGAGCACTTAGAGAACGAAGGTCTCAAAGTAGAAGACTATGACATCAACCGAACTCAGACTCACACTCTACTTAAAGTCGACGAAAAGACTGGAGAGATTGCTGACATACCGTTCTTGTTTGATTGTTCAATATCCAAACTTAAAGTATCAAGAGAGTGGAATACTCAATTGATGAAGTTAGGTGGAGATAGGTTTGCTTCTTTATGGAAGCTATCCTCTGTACAAACTGCAAACAAAGCAGGACAGAGATTTATGAACATATCTGTATCTAATGTAGGTTGGTTAAAAGAATCTGCATATGAGTTAGCTAAAACTTTCTACGAGAATACTTTCGCTAAAACTTCCTAGGTGTAGAAGTGCGTACGGCTGCGACATAAACTGTCGTAGCCAAGTACGTATGTTATACTCTAGGAGTGCGTGAAAAGGAGTTCATAAATAAAGTGCACAAGCACTTGCCTAAGGAGATTTATCGTTGGAAGATAAACGATCCTTACCACGGCGGCGTTCCTGACACATATTACGCAGGTAGTACTGGCTTTTGTTTTATTGAATACAAATACCAAGACACACTACCAAGAAGAGATACTTCTAAAATACAAATACATTTGTCTACACAACAACGACTCTGGTTAAAACAACAACACGATTTTAATATTCCCGTGTACGTTGTGCTAGGTTCGCAAGACCGTGTGTACACAACACAAGACTTTGATCTGCCCCACATTACATTAAAAGAATTTAAAAAGAAAAGCATATCGTTTACAGAATATATGCAAAACCTAACTAACATACTCATAGGAGGTAAAAATGACGGATTATGTTAACTCACCACCCCACTATAATACTGGGAACATCGAATGCATTGACGCAATAGAAGAAAGTATGACACCTGAAGGTTTCAAATGTTATTTAAAAGGTAACATTCAGAAGTACATTTGGCGTTATGAGAACAAAAAAGGACTCCAAGATGTGCTAAAAGCTGAATGGTACCTAAAAAGGCTGATAAAAACACTCGAAAAAGAAGAATCGTCAGCAGACGCACGTACAAGCCCCCCAGGAGCTTTTGGATAGTTTTGGACCTAAGGCCTTACCTACCCTCACAAAATGCGTTAGACGCGATTCTGTGAGGTCATTTTTTCCCAGAACGACGATTTCTGGGGAAAGAACGGTTTTTTGACCTATCTTGAAGAACTAAATTACTTTTTCTATGATTCATTGGGTTTCCGTCTACATGATGGATATCAATACGATCTCCTTTGCGCACTCTACCCTCTTTCAAAGCTTGACGTCTAACCTTATTTCTCATTGCACGACGTTTCTTTTGTTCAGGCGACTTATGATAACGTTCGTATTCTTGTTTGTAGTTACGTGGCATTTATATAGTATACACCTTCAAAGCTTTTGCTTTGCCTTTTACTTTTATTTCTCGTACAAAGCTAGCTTCCACACCAGGTGGTAACTTTTTGTACGTACTTTCTCCAATTAATATATCTACCCCTGCTTCTTTAGTTGCACTCTCTAGTCGTGCAGCTGTATTAACTGCGTCCCCTATTGCTGAATAATCAAACCTGTTATCTGATCCCATGTTACCTACTACTGCTGGACCAGTGTTTACACCGATACCAATAGCTATGGGCTCGGACAACTCTTTTTGCATCATTGCTATTCCTGTACGAATGTCTTGGGCACAGGCGACAGCACGTTGTTCATGTTCATCTAAATCTAGGGGGGAGTTAAAGATGGCCATACATGCGTCGCCTATGAACTTGTCAACCATACCACCATGAGCTTGTATACATTCAACTTGTTCAGTTAATACTCTATTCATAATTTCTGTTACTTCTTCAGGCTCTAACTTTTCGGACAGATTCGTGAACCCCCTGACGTCGGTGAACAAAAACGTACAAGTTCTACGCTCTCCTCCTAACTTAAGTAACTCTGGGTTGTTTTGTAATCGTGCAACTTGCCTGGGGTCCAGGTAGTGCTCGAACTGTTTCTTTATCTGTTGTCTCAATTTATATTGTTCCCCAAACCTTAACCAGAACTCTTGTACTGATATAAGAGTCATTGATACCATACTATAACTAAAATCTATAAGTATATTATTTCGTGCAAACCATACGGCAGCTGCACCAGATAACACATACATCCCAACAACTCCAACAATACTGCTGACCACGGGCAACGAACGAACTATAACTGTTAGTAATAATAGACACCCTACTAATATAAGTAATTCATATAGTAGACTTGCACCCGGTATTTGAGGCACATCTACAGTCAAGCTCTCAGCTACAGCAGCTTGTACTTCATGCGGATACAACAATCCTACTGGCGTAGCTATTTGAGGCATGATCCCTTTTGCACTCACACCTACAAATACAAACTTATCTTTTACATTTAACTCTTGTAGAGTTGTTTTTGCTGTGTCAGACCATGTAATCCATCGTCTGCCTATCTCATCTACTGGTATCTCTGCATAGTTAGGTAAAGTAAGTTCTACAATCCCACCTTCCTGGCCTTTAATAATGTACGTATCTGACCCAGATATTATCTTCATAACTTCTATACCAAACGATGGGGTCCAACCATCTGGTGTTTGAAGTAACAAAGGCATCCTTCTAACAAGTTGATCTACATCAGGTCGTGCAGCTGCCAGCCCCTGGGAACTAGCTTGTGCAAGTTCGTACGTGTTTTCTACTACACCCCGTGCAGCAATACCTTGTACGGGAACTCCATCTCCTAGAATTACTGTGCCTGTAGTCGGTGGGTAGTTGTTACTGTCGTTTTCAAACATTGCAAGTACGCTAGGCGTGCCCGCTAGTATGTTCGCAAAAGCTTTATCGCCACCAAATCTATCTTGTTGTGGAAAAGATATAACCCAACCCACACCCCAAGCACCTGCCTCCATAATATCTAAATGTATACGAGCAAGGTCCTGTCTAGGAAAAGGCCACCCACCCATGCGCTCTACATCCTCTTCTGTTATATCTAACGTTACAAAGTTGCCTGAAGGTTCTGGTATCTGTACGAGAGCGTCAAATGTTTTTAACTTAAGTATCTCAAGTGCCTGCCAGTTGAATAATAAAGGTATGCATAAGATTGGTATGCTAAGTAACGAAATCCATTTCTTCATCCTGACCCCTGTGTGATTGTAATAGTAGAGTTGCCCCCACCGTTTACTACAATCTGTTGATATTTACCGTCCTGTATTAATATTATAGTGTACCCCTGTGACGCATCTACGGTCAACTGAGCATTCTGCACAACCTTTCTTTGAAACGCTATTGCATCTCCCTGTAGCAATGTAACTATCTGTGTCTCTAAGTCCTGTCCTATTTCTGTACCTTGTACCAATGTGCCTGTGGATAAGTTGTCCGAATCAAGTTGGTCTATCTCTTCTATAATCGCTAATAAGTCTTCAAAAAAGTTTACATCTAAAAAGTTTATATCTAATTCAGTAAACTCTAGTGCGTCTTCAGCTAGGTAGTCCTGCTCTAGTTCATTAAACTCTAAATAATCTATATCTAGTATTGCTCCGCTATCTGCTACGGACGCTGTGGATGTTTCTGTGGATAAGTTTTCTTCGTCTGGTGGGCTAACAATTAACATGTTATCTATGACATCTAAAGTAAGGTCTAAAATAACAGGTGTGCTAGGGTTGTTTTCCCATACTTCTACTGTGGTAGCTTGATAAGGTTTGTTAAGAGTAACAGTGCCGGTAGCAGTAGTAACAAGTATCTCGCCACTAGATATACCGTTAGCGTCAGGTAATAAAATAATGAGAGAACGCCCCAGTTCATCAACCGTGCAGGTAAAATCTGTACCTCTGATAGCAATATCAGCTGTAGGGGTAGATAATCTAATGTTCTTTTTATCAATTTTGCCTAGCTTACTACTTATAAATCTGGCTGTGCCATTTGCAAAACGCATAGCCATCTCGCCTTTTGTTGGGTCAGGGTCAAACACATACTTAGTAATAACAAGCTTTGAGTGTTCTGTTAGTTTTACTATGGAATCATCTAAAAAAGTAATGGCTACACGCCCAGCAGACGTGCGAACATCGTCCATTTGTTGGATGTCAAAATCAAGGACAGCCCCGTAGGGCTCGTCCCGTATAACCTCAGCAGTGCCTGTAAGCTCTGATATATCTCCTATACTAGCAACCGGTGCTTGTGCCGCCATCGTTTTGTACGATGCACACAGTACCATTGTTACCATTAGAAATAATTTTGAGCCAGTCGCTAGCCAACGTAGATGATTGTGTAATGTTGTATGTTCTGCCATTGCCTGTTTGATCTAAATAGAAATAGCCAGACTGGTATCCGCTACCATCAAAAGTAACAGAGTTAGAATCGCCATCTATATCTACATACGATGTACCTAAATCATAGTCTATATCAAAGTCGAGTGTATTAGAATCGCCATTGATAACCCAATCTAGGTCAAGAGTAGAAGCAAGAGCATTTGTACCAACATTCAAAGTAAACTCGTTACTTGAACCTGTTACATCTACATTGTAGTCGCCTGAGTCAGCACCATAAGTATCTGTTGGGTCTACTTGTATATCAAAGATATTGCTATCTCCATCAAACTCAAAGAAACCTGTGATGTTATCACCTAAGATATCACCTAAGAATTCGTTTGAGCTACCTATTTGATTTATATCTAAAGTAAGATTTAAACCATCTAGGTCAAGAGCTGTCATAGTACCCGCAACAGCATCTGTTCCACCAATAATGTTGGAAGAACCTAACTGTTCTAAGTCTATGTTGGCGTTGTTTCCAGACTGATCTATGTAGATTTCATTGTCTGCATACAAAAAGCCAACTAATAATAAGGGTAAAAGTTTTCTCATTCGTAACTCCAATAATCAGCTTGTTCACCCTCCTTGATAATTCCTAACACGGCGGTCTCTATAGCAGAGCGCAAAGCAAGTCCTCCAGACTCATTTCTCACTACACCACTTTCTATCTCCACTAGCTCAGTGCCATCTTCGATAAAACGAAACACGTCGTCTGTTAATGATACACTAAGAATTGTCTTCGTTACTAGTTTCTCAACTAGCACCTGACCACTACTCACTGATATGAGACGTAGCTGTATCGTCAAAGTATCAGTTCTATAGGCCTTAGATATACCAATCCCTAAATAACGAGCACCCGCGCCTCCGCTGGTCTCGTTTGCTTCGTACGACACGACAGAACCTTCTATAAGAAGTCCAGCAAACAACAACGTCTGTAACTTATTGTCATCGTTGTTTTGCTCTCTGCCGCTACGTATGATCTGTCTTTCTTTTGTGAGGTTGTCGATACCTATACGTTCGACTACTGTAAAAAACCCACCATTATTCTTGCATGCATCTTTCAAAGCTTTGATTAGATACGCGCTAGGGCTTTGTGTTACAGCTGTAGAAAAGCTAGCATACATAGAATTACTAAGTCTTTGTCCTGTTTGATCTGTAAATGCCGTTGCGTACACGGCAATGGTAGGTTTTCTGGTAGGTGCACGACAGTCAAGTAAATCACTAACAACCAACTCATCTATGGTTGCTAGCTCAATCTTCTTGGCTGGCGCTATGGTGTTTTCTATGGGGTCAAATAATAATGACGCGCAACTAGAAAGTAAAAGAACCGATAGGCACAGTAATTTCGGTGACGTTCCCTTCTGCATCTGTAATCTTAAGTGTTATCATTGTGCCGTCTTCACTTACAGAATACTCAATGGTATTACCCATGAGTTCTAATATACCACTAGTGCTTGGGTTCTCGCCAAACAACGCATCTACAAGTTGTCTGCTTAGCTGTGCGTATATTCTAGACTCTAGGTTTCTTATAAACCTAGCTAGTGTAGTGTTCTCGGCGTCCCTTTTAAGCTGCTCTTTATATGCTTTAAGTTCAGCTTTGTTTGCTTCTTTCCTATTAAACTCTTGGTTCTCAATTGTTAAATAATGTGAAGAAGTACCCACCCCACTAAAAGAGGGTGATTTAAATTGGTGTGTCATCTTATCTGCATTTACAGACAGACACAAAACTAATAGTAAACTAATCTTTCCTTTGGTCATCTCTATCCGCCTTAGCAATCTTATTGCTATCAATAAGTTGTGGTACTCCTAGTATAGTCTTTATTAGTGTATCTTGTCTAATAATCTCATTGTCCAAACTACGTATCCTATCTATCAAAGCAACTAAAATACTATGTTGACTGTCTAGTTTTGTACCTAATCTTTCCTCTATAGCTGCTATCTGTGTCTCCACTTTTTCGTCTACAGTATCAAGTTTAGTTTCCATGCCGTCAACAATACGCATGATAAGTTTGTATATAAACCACCCTAGACCTAGGGCAGCTGCTATCGGAAATCCTACTTGTTGTATTATCTCAATGACTTCAGTCATCTTGTTTATTGGAGGCCCCGAAATAAAAGGATATGACTGCAGACGCTAGGCCCCCGAGGTAACCTAGGACCAGATTAATCAGGGCCTCACTATTCTGCTCTGGTGGTTGGAGAGTAACGAGAAAGATATAACCTAGGAAACCACCAACCATGGCTATACCAATTATTCTTGCAGTCCAATCTTTACTAAAAGTCTTTCGTGCATCTTGTTTCTCTTGTGTTTCTAGTTTGTACAGATCAACATCAAGCTCTTTCATTTTAGTTTCGAACTCTTTCTCTGCTTTTTTTATTTCTAGTAGCTGTTCGGGCGTAGCGGCTGATATCGCTTTCTCTAAAGACACGGGATCATTATCGCACCCAAGTACTTTGGATATGACATCTCCTGCCATGCCACCTAATGGGCCACCTAGTGCAGTGCCCAATGTTGGAGCTACGCTCCCGATTATATTAGTTAGTAACTTCTTCATATTTACCAAGCTCCAATAGTTTTTCTTTATTCTTCATATGCATCTGTGCAGTTAAAGTTTTACTTTGTCCTGTATAGGGTACAGCATGGTAGTTATCTACCAAGGCTTGGTTTAAATCTACATCGTCTGCAACGATAACACCTAGCACCCTACCGAACTTACCTTTCTTGTCTAGCTTTGTTTGTACTACTATATTGTCTGCATGCAGGATGCTGTCTGATAAAAATTTTGCTGCTAGTTTACCTCTAGCTTTTTCGTCTTTGTTGGATGTTCGTGATTCTGGGGTGTCGATACCATAGAGTCGAATACGAGATTTAAATATTATGTCAAAGCCTAGGTCTATCTCAGCGTCTACTGTGTCGCCGTCTACAACTCTAGTTATATCACACTTATATTCGTACACTATTTACCTACTGCTTTCTGAGCCTTTTTGTGAGCAGCAGTAAAAGTACTACCTTTCATCATAAGGTTCTTCATATATCTCATATGTTTAGCAGAATGGTGTTTTGAATGACGTTTCATAGTAGCCTCCTGCCTTTTAGTCAAAGCCTTTTTCCTTACGGTCTTCTTTTTGACTCTTTTTTTCTTGTATGCCATATCTTATATTATCATGTTTCAGCTAACTCTGCATGTCCGTATAGCTTATGAGTAAAGTACACGTCCATGTCATCACTGGTTATACCATCCTTGTACCAGTCAATCATATTTTGATCTGTTACATTTGCTATGGGTATAAAACTACCAGGCAAGTCTGCATCTTGCAAGTAAAAATAATCTAGAGACTTCATCTCGTTAGAAGATATTGTTTTACTATTGTCTGCTTGGTCTACTGCAGTAACATTAATAACTACAGAGCAAACTAGCGGCGTGCTATCCGTCTCCGAACGCGGCACTGTTTCGCACGACACGAACTCATAAGTATAGTTAAAGTTATGCATTGCCATTATGGTGCTTC